AAGTAGTAATTGATGCTAATAATAGGGCGCACATTTCATCCGGTTCATCGGGATATGTAAGTTTCAAAGTAGAACCAAAGAAGATGAAACTACCTATCAAGTGTTGGTTTCATACTCATCCATTTGGTTCAGCATATTTTAGTGGCACTGATTGGACTACTGTTACTATTTGGGAACCTGTAATGAAAACTGCCTATGTTATTGGTGGAGACGACCACTACGGTTTTTGGGAGAATACTAAACCTAAGCAATTAGAGATTAAGCAAAAGGATGGTAATTATCGAATACAGATGAGAGCAGGGGAGGAAGAATAAATGCCTAGATATTATCACGCTACACCTAAAGAAAACCTACCATCAATAATGAAAGACGGAATACAAGCAAAGTTTGGTGAAGTTTATTGTTCGACCCATGAAGAAACATCGGCTAGATGGGTTTGTTTTACAAGAATGTATAGTAAAGAGATTATCACATTACCATTTGATAGACCTAATGGTGATAAAAGAATGGATATAGGAACAGACCACTCACCTTTCTTGACAAAAATACTTGGTGTTGAAGAAGAAGGTGCGTCATTTGTTTCAAACGAAGACATACCTTCCGAAGACATTGATTGGGATAGTGTTATTGTTTATCAAAACCCTCACTATACAAAAGAAGCAGAACTACAGTGGTTGAAAATGATGAAACAAAATAAAGAGATATTGTTGAAAGAAGGCTCAAAAGTAATGAAAGGTATGGTTGGTGAAGAAGAATGAGATTCTCTCTTGAAGATGGTTTAAATACTCATAACTTCGATGATAAAAACATGAAGTCAGTCGGAACATGGGTAGTAATTAAGAAAGATAAGACAACAAGTGCATCCGGTATTATTTCTATTGGAGATAATATTGGAGTAGTGCATGATTGTTCTGTTGATAAAACTTTGATAGGAAAGAAGGTTGTCTTCAATGCCGAAGATAAACACTTTACTTATGAAGAATATACTTTTGTAGATTATTCTAGAGTCTATGGGGTGGTTCCTTGATTCTACATGGTGAAGAAGCACGAAAGAAAATCCTTGAGGGTATCAATCTAGTGGCTAATACAGTCAAGCCAACTCTAGGCCCACAGGCTAGAACAGCAATATTACAAGGAAACCCTCCTGTAGTTATCAATGACGGAGTTACTATCTCTAAGTATGTATCTAGCACAGACCCTTATGTTCAAATGGGTGTTCAACTTGTTCAAAACTTAGCGAGTAAAGCACAGTCTAAAGCAGGTGATGGAACAACTACAGCATGTGTTTTAGCACAGGCTCTTTGTAACAACATGTCCGAAGAAGCACTACAAAACATAACAACAACTAGACAAAAACTACAGAATGATAGAGACACTATTCTTAGAAACCTAGACAAATACTCCAAACCTGTAGAAGATGAAGACATTGGTAAAATCGCTACTATTGCATCGAACAATGATGAGGAACTTGGTAAAATTATTGCCGAGGTCTTTGAAGCGGTTGGCCGTAATGGAGTAATTAGTGTTGAAGAAAGTCATGGACTTCATACAGAATATGAAATTAGAGAAGGTCTAGAATTAGATAAAGGATTTATCACACATCTTTTTGCCAACCAAGATAACGGAGATTGTTTGCTAGAGAAACCTTTGGTGTTTGTAACAAACAAGGTAATAAGAAAGTTTCAAGACATTCTACCTGCTTGTGAATATGCGGCTAAGGAGGGCAGGCCTTTGTTCTTAATTTGTAGAGACTTACAAAACCTAGCACTACAAAATGTTCTAGCCAATGTAATTCAAGGTAGATTAAACATCGGAGTAATTCAAGCACCTAATTACGGTGATAGTCAATTAGATGAACTGAAAGACATTACAGCAGTAATTGGTGGCCGAGTCTATTCCGATGAGGCTGATGATGACTTGAGAATTGTCAATGAAGAATCCTTTGGTTCATGTGACCGAGTAGTAATAGACCAACTAAAGACAACTATTGTTGGTGGCGAAGGAGGTAATGTAGAAGAGAGAATAGAAACTCTAAGAACATTATACGAATTAGGTTCTAATGATTGGGTGAAAGAAAGTATCTCTAATCGAATCAGTAAATTGAAAGGCGGAGTTGCAGTGATTAAGGTTGGTGCAGGTTCAGCAGTTGAAATGCGAGAAACTAAAGAAAGACTTGACGACGCTCTAAATGCAACTAAAGCCGCACTTGATGGAGGATATATTGTTGGTGGGGGCTTGTCTCTTATCAAAGCCTCAATTGGTTTAGGTCTAGCGAGCGCAACAACCCAATCCATGTTTGCACCACTAAAGACACTACTAGAAAATAGCAGTGCTGATGTGGATAAAGTCTTTGGAGATATGATACATGAAATACAACAAGATATTGGTTTCAATGCACAGAATGGTAAAAAGGAAAATTTACTTAATGCGGGAATCATTGACCCAACAAATGTAACAAAAAGTAGTCTAAGTGCGGCCTTCTCAATTGCGTTAATGTTTTTAACCACAGAAGTAGCAGTTCTCATCGAGGAATAAGTATGAAGAGAGCCGTCACAGTAACACTACCTGCCCCTTATGCGGCAGAGATTGTATGTCCTATATGTGATGGCAATAAATGTAGAGTTTGTGAAATGACAGGAAAATTAAAAATAAAGGTAGCACCTAAAATACCTATTCAAAGAGCGCACATCATAAAATATGTAATGGATAACTTGGCCGATGTTGCATCCGAAATGACTAGGATGTATGGCCTTGTTCCCGAAATAAATACTAAAGAAGTAATTGAAGTAAATGCTTCTCAATATGAAGTTGTTCAAATATCAAGTTTAGGTGGGGCTTGTTGGGTAGTTAATTGCTTAACCCAATTAGAAATACCTAGATATTTTATGAATAGAAGAGACTTAAGTAAATTCAAGGAGGGGAACTTCATTGAGTGAAGGTTTAAAATTCAATAATCAAATTGTCCGTAATGAAATAGATGCGGTCAAGATTCATTCGGGTGAATACTATTCAATAGAAGTAGTAGACATCCGTTGGTATAAAGATGATAAGCCAACTAGGAAAGGCATTCGTCTAAATAAAAAAGAAGCAAAAATTCTCTTGAATGTTCTTGAGGAAATATTAGGTGAATAAAATGAAGCAATTTAAAAAGAAACTAAGCCCAAAGCACTTTGCTAATTGGTGCATAACAACAGAAAAGAAAATACCCGAAGTCCATAGAGAAGCCTTCAAGGAAATATGGCCCACTATTCAAAATACAAATGATGTAGTGAGGGGTTCTTTTATTACTCATTGGAGTATGGTTATGGGTGGAGATATGAATGAAGTGGCTATGCCTATTACAATAGGAACGCTGACATATCTACAATTAGCGGCACATCATGTTGGTAGAGGTGACTTAGTAGAAACCTTGAACAGCATGATTGCCAACATTCCTAGAATCCGTCATGAAATCGAAGGAGGAATGATGGATGAAGAAGAATGAATGGGATGAACTTTCTAAGTATTTATGGAAACTTTCTATGATGAAAAGTAAGTATTCTCAACCACTTAAAGATTTAGTGGTTATGGTAAATAAAGAAATATACAATGAGGCAATTAAAGATGACAATAAGCAGACTAGCACGACTAATGGAAACAATACAAGACTTGACCCCGACCGGACAAATAGCAGTGATTGATAGAGCATGGGATAATTTTGACCCCATACTACTAAGTAAAATACTGACCTTAGAACTACGCAATAATAATATTGGAATGGTTAAGGGTAAAAAGTGGATTGCTAAAGCATTCGATATATTCGATGAAGAATTAGAGGGCTTGTATTCTACCTTTGAAGACATAGGAACAGCGACTCAATACTTAGAAAGCGACAAAGAAAAAGACCAAGACTACACTCTAAAACAAATAGTAACTTTACTTGAGTATGATTGTATGGGTCATGCCGATTCTTTCCTTGTAATAAAAGATATACTGCTCTCTCTTTCTTCACTTGAACGAAAGTGGTTTGTCCGTTATTGGTTAAGAAACCCAAACAACGGAATAGGTTTAGGACAAGTCACTAAGTCTATTGCTAGCCACTACAGTAAGCCTGTAAGTGTAGTAAAGAAAGACATGTCAATGAACAGCATTGAAGTTGTTCTCACATTCTATGAGAAGGGAGAAAAACCTCCACTGAATTTAACACATGGTAACTTTGTAAAACCCATGTTGGCTAAAGAAGTGCCTATGGATAAGTGGCCCGATGAAAGAATAGTGGACTACAAATATGACGGAAACAGGTATCAAATTCACTTAAACTATACTATTGTCGGCCCTTCTGTAATTATTTTTAACAGAAGTGGGAAAGTAGTAACAAGTCAATTCCCCGATGTTGTTAAACAAGTTACAGGCTACAACAGAGAGAACGGCTATCCAACAGGATTCAATTGCATTCTTGACGGCGAAATCTACCCTATCAATAGTGACGGCTCTCCCGCACCACATAAGTTAATGGCTACAAGAGTCCACTCAAAGAATAAAGAAGAAGCAGTAAGAAAGGTTGCAGTCAAATGGGTAATATTCGATTGTCTAAAGTTTGACAATAAAGTAATTATGGATTTACCATACAAAGAAAGACTTGAAGTTTTCAAAGACTTACCCGACCAAGCACATAGAATGCCCGAAGATAGTAACACTATTGCATTTTATAATCAAGCAATAAGTGATGGTTTTGAAGGAATCATTGTCAAGGATGCTAATATGAAATATGAACCGGCAAAGCGTTCAGCAGGTTGGGCTAAATATAAACCTCCTAGAATTGAATTGGATGTAGTTATTCTTGGTGCTTGTTATGGAGAAAATTCTAAGTCTTCTGTATTCAGTAGTTTTGATATTGCAGTGAAAGACGGTGATGGTTTTGTCTCTCTAGGTAGAGTCGGTAATGGGTTCACTGATGCTGAATTAGTTTCTTTGACTTCGACACTACGGAAAATAGTAGACGGACATGAAAATAATATGTATCGTTTTCTTCCTAGAAAAGTAATTACTGTTACTGCTGATTTAGTATCTCAAAACAAAGATGGGTCTTTAGGTCTTAGGTTTCCTAGAAAGACTAGACTAAGAGATGACAAGTATGTTCAAGACATTGACACTCTAGAGACAGTAGAGAAACTAATATTCGGGTGAAAGATATGAGAGGAACGGCCAACAAATACATAGAACGGTTTGGGGCCGCTACAACACTCATGTTTCAATTGTTTGATGAAGTAGGTGATGAAGATATTTGGCAAATGAAATATGTCAATGGATTGATGTTGGCTAAGAAAGGAGTCAATACTTTACAAGAAGTGTATGTAGAAACTGGTATTAGGGATGATGTCTTTTTAAAAATAGTTCTAGCAGGTAATCAATCCGAACAAGAAAACAACATCTACAGAAACATAATGATGGGGCTTACTCTTTTCAGTATAGACCACGCTTACATAGGAATGGTTGTTGATGTTTCCTAAAGATGTCTTGATTGGGATTTTTATTTCAAAGGCCGTATTTGAAATACGGTTTTCTAGAAGTGATGAATCTAAAATAGGATATTCAGTGTTGCCTTCAATATGTATTAGAGGTGATGAAAAGTTTCTACTTGACATACAACGAAGCCTGTATCAATATCAAGTAAAGTCTCTTGTCAAACAACAGGAGAGTAAAACAAGACCGAAACCGATTATGAGAATATCGGGTATCAAGAATACAAATAAAGTTATTCAAATGATACCCGATTCATACTCCGACGCAAATAGTAGTCTTAGTGCCTATAAGGGAATTATACTAAGACTTGTAAATAAAGAACACCTTACTCTAGAAGGTTTAGAATCAATAATGAAAATAAGAGGAATTTTAAATGGGATTGACAACGATTAAAAAAGAACGAGCCATAATAATTACCGGCAAACATGGCACAGGTAAAACAACAAAGGCATTAGAAATTATTCCTAATGCTATTGTTTGCTATGCTAATGTCATGGATATTAAAGACCCGTCATCATTACCGATAGACAACGGAATAATAATAGAGGACTTACATTACAAACCTAAGAAAGATGTCATACTAGATGTTCTTAGAAAATACAGAGGTAAGATTGTAATGACGAGTATCAATCAAAAGTCTGTTCCTAGTGAAATAAAAAACATGACTAAGTTTAAAAGAGCAGGTAGTGTTTCACACTTGAGAGATTCAATTAAAGAATTAGCACCAAGAAGTGAAACTCCATATTCATTTGAACGAGATATGTTTTCGTTGGTGGATGCTTACTTGAAAGAAATGGATAGAGAGAAAATAAGACTTTTACTTAAATATAATAATCCACCCGACACTCAAATAATCAATTGGTTGGCTGAAAACCAACACCCTAATAAATTAGTTTTCATTGATAGTGTTGTTAAGCGGAGATGGAACAAGGACTATTTTTTTGAAATGTTGGCCTATAATCATGGAGGTAGAAAGTTTGGAAGACCTAGTATGCCCCACCGTAGAGCCTATTCAAAAATACCTTCTATTTGTAGAAGGCTTGGAATTAAGTCGGGCGGTCATAGACTATTGAAGCAGTTGATTGAAGATGAAGACTTCAAAGAATACGCAAAGAAAAAATTAAACAATGGAGATTGCAGACTTATTGGATTAGGTGAAAAAAGAATACCAAAACCAAGAGTCAAGAAGATTAAACAAATGAACTTAGGTGATTTTTAATGGCGGCAAATGTAGTAGCAATTAGAAAGATGAAAGCCTTCTTGAAAGGTGGGCCTAAGTCTACAGACCAAGTTTATAATCACTTAAATGATGAAATGAAATGGGGAGTTTCGATGTCGGAATTAGGAAGACTTCTAGCGAACCACGCTGAATTAGCGGGAATACAAAACAATACAGGGTATTGGAGGAATAAAAATGAAACACAAGAGAACACAGGCAGTAATAATAAAAATATTAGATGAAGAAAAAGAATTAACGACAGGTGAAATCTATGATAGACTGGTGGCATACGAGTCCACCTCTTCTACTAGAAAGTCAAGGAATGTTCATCTAAATGTAACTATGAATGCTTTAGGCAATATAATGAAAAGAAAGACCTTTCAAAAGGTTGGTTTCACCAATAGAAGTCCAACAGGACATAAGAATAGCCGACAGGCTGTATGGTCTAATAAGGAGGAATAATAATGTTATGGACTGAAAAATATAGACCACAGCGACTAAGTGAAGTTGTAGGACAAGAACACTTTGTAATGGATGCAACGAATTGGGCCGTCAATAAAGAGATGCCTAATGTATTGATTTACGGGGGTTCCGGCACTGGTAAAACTACTGTAGCACTCGCACTAGCAACAAGTATGCTTGGAAAAGATACTGCTAGTAACTTCTTTGAAGTGAATGCTTCGGATGATAGAAGACTAGAAAATGTAAGAACTAGAATAAAAGAGATTGCTCAAAGTGGCAGTATTGGTAATGTTCCTTTCCGAATTATTCTTTTGGATGAGATGGATGGAATGACTAATGATGCTCAAGCGGCACTAAAAAGAATGATGGAACGGTATGCTGATAATATCCGATTCATTATCACATGTAACAACAGAAACAAAATAATATACGCATTACAATCTAGGTGTGCGAATTATCACTTCAAGAGAATCACTTTTGAATTAGTCGAAGAAGTAGTTACAACTATTCTCAAGAGCGAAGGACACCCTATTCCCGAAGAACTAAGACCGTTTATATATGCCTTTGACGGTGACTTAAGACGGACAATCACCGAACTCCAAGCGTCAATCGCTACAGGAAGTCGGCTGAATGTTCAAGTCGAAAAAGGGCTAAAACAATACGAGAAAATAATTATCGAAATAACAAATAAGAATCCAAACGAAGTATTAACAAATCTACATAATCTAATCTATGACGGATTTTCTATCAAAGAAATCTGTATAGGTCTACATGACTTTGTTATTGCATCCGAAATGGATAGTAATACAAAATTAAAATTCCTGCGAGTAATTGGTGAAGGTGAATGGCGTTCTCACAACATGACCCCGAAACTACTCGCTTCATGGATGGTGGGAAATCTCATATAAGGAGGTAAAAAAATATGCAAAACGAAATAAGTAAAGCGGCAGAGAAGTTGGGTATCAGTGTAACTGATGCTCAATCGAAATTTGAAAATATATGTGAAGAGAATAAGGTGTCTACGGACTCCCCTCTAGCGAAAGGCTTGTGGCGAAGTTACGCTTCTCAACAATTGAGAATGATGCGAACTGATAACGCAACCGGAAATACAGAAAAGAAAGGTGGCTTCGGTGACGATGCTTTCGGATTCTTTATTTCCCTTGAAGAACCTAGAGACATGATGGCTTACAACAGAAAGCGAGCGATTGATGAATGGAACCGTGACCCATATAATGCACACCAAACAGGGCTTGTAGCAACAGCCGAGAAGAATGAACAAGGACAATATGTTGTCTCCCGTTATTATGATGGTGAAGAACAAATGAGAACTATGAATAAATTGTCGGATGGGGCAGAATACCTAGAAGATGGCAGTATTATTATTCCTCTTGATTCACAGCAACGCTATCAAAACGGCGGAGAAAACAAGAACTACGGAAAGCCTTTGGCTAGAGAACTAATGCGACGAAGTGGAGTATTCATTGGTAAAGTCGGTGAAGACACAGACTACAAACTCTACTACTTTTCATACAAGAATGACGGAGGAATGCAATTCTCTCCATCTACTTTTGAATGGATTAACATGACAGTAATTAAGGATTCAAACAGAGAAGGCTACATTTACGGATATTCAATGAAGACTCTTGGTAGTCTTTCTTTGAACAGTGAACAAGACCCCGAAGGAGACTTGTTCCGAGATGTTTCTTCTGTTAATGTGTTTGACTTGGCTAGTGGATTAGCGGCTGAAAATGTTGCATCATTGACACTACTTGATGCTAAACATCTTGAATTGCGTGAAAGAGTCGCAGTAGATAGATTCGTTATTACTATGGGAACTGTTTGTAATATGAACATGACTCCAACTTCTAATGGAAACCGTATTTTGAATCTTACTGATTTGAATGCAGACTTCGATTATGACACTGATGGAATGACTACTTGTTGGGTTCCTTCTCACATTAACATTGACTTTGGCATTGGTTCGGAAGTTGTTGTAGTGGGTAGAACTTCTCAACGAGAAGGTGAAGACGGATATGAACCGGCTACAATCAACCTTTCGGGAATCTATGTTACTGAAAGAAAAGGACAAGTAGAGGAAATTGGTGAGGCTAAAGAAGAAGACCTTGATTGGTTTTGATTGAGTAATTCTCATGCCGTGTAAGTGTGGCGGTTGAATGACACTCAAATAGGTGCGAAGCCTATACTCTTAGGAGGTAAAAATATGTTAAGCGTAGCAGATAAAATGATAACAACAGATAGAGCGACAATACCGATAGACAGATTACAACATGTGTCTTATCAGTATTTGACAAACATTGACGGAAAAAAGGAAGTAGAAGTTAAATTATACACAGCACATCCTAGTGTAGTGATACAAACTTGTAGTGCTAAATCTCTAGAAGATTTTCTACATTTCTTAAAATTAGAAAAGATGGGGTTGAGCGATTGAGCGATTCAATTACAATTACTAATTCTTTCGTTGAGAAAGAAGGAACATGGGCAGTGGCTTTTGGTGATGTGGACTTTATTACATGGAAAGAAAACTATGATGATAACACCTATTTCATTAAATTGCACATAGGAACAAAAGAAACAAGACTACAATTAGACTTTGAAGAAGAAGTAGAAGAATTAGTCTCCGCATGGAAAAAATACAAAGGTGAATAAAAATGGATAAGAAAATACAAACGCAAATAGATATTGAAGGGCTTAGAAAGAAACTTCTAAAACAGACTGAACAGCATAAGAATGCACCTAAAAGAATTAAGGTTGGAATTGAAGGTGATGCTAAAACAGGTAAAACAGGATTGGCTATGGATATGACTAAGAAAACATTCTACTTAGATGTTGATAATGGTTCTCGCCCAACTTGGAAAGCAAACCATAATTCTACAGACCGGATTATTATTTACAATCCTGCGGCAACTGATGAAGAAACAGGAGAGTTTCTACCATACCAAACTCAAGGGAATATCCGTTCCTTTATTGCATTGGCTAAAGAAACAGCAAAGACAGAAGAAATTGTTTTTGTTTGGGATGGAGTAGATACATGGCTAGACTATTGCACACTTTACATGACAGGGATGGAAACATCAAGAATGCGACCAATGAAGACTGCTAAACAGCAGGACTGGTTTCATAGAAACCAACCATTTAGAGAAGTAATGAAAGAGGTTGAAGCAATTGATTGCGACCAAATATACATCACTCATACTAAGCCTCCATTTAGAGACGAAACTCCACAGCCCATATGGAATCGTTGGGATTCTCACCTTTGGACTGTTCTACAAACAACTCAAAGAAACACACAGAAAGGCATGGAATACTTTGTTACTGTTAAAAGTAGTAAATACAATCCTTCTCTTCTTGGTAAAAGAGTTTCTTTCCTTTCGGTTAATCGAACAGGAGAAGTAATTTGGACTGGATTTAAAGAACTGAAAGAGGGAAATGTATGAATAAACAACTCAAAAAATTGCCTAAGCATGGTGGATTAGGAGATATTGTATTCACTGAACCCGAAGAAGGAACGGGAGATATTATGTTCTATAGACCTTGTTTGTATCGTTGGAGTGAAAAAAGCCAAGAAGAATATGAGGCTGAAAACGATAGAAGCCATTTTGGATGGTGTGTTTATGGTGCTAATCCTATTTATGGTGCTATGGCTTGGATAGTCAAAGAACAACAGGAGGAAGAATAAATGAAATTTACAATAGATGCAAAAGGGTTTAGAACAGGATTAGAAGACATAATGGGCAGTGGTAAATACGCTCAAAGTGGTGGAGTAAAGTCGGGAGTATTAAGTGAATATACTTACTTAGATTTGAAAGACAATCCTAGCAATACCTCCTTTGGCTTGTTGTCTTTATGGAACGGTGATGGCAGTTACATCAACAAAATAGTTCTTGATGTAACAATACTAGACGACTCTACAAATAATGCAACAGTAAATATCAAAACACTACTGCCTTTCTTGAAGAAAATGTCGGGCGAAATAGAAATAGCAATCCATGATAGAGTAACTATTTCTTCCGCTAATACCAACATTACCTTACCTAGAGTTAATCAACATCCACACCACGAAGTTATTCAAAGACTATATTTAATGGACTTGAACTTAGATGGTGAAATGCCTCAATTTAACGGCAAAGCATTTGAGGGTTCTTTTGACATGGCTACTGCTGATTTTAAAGAAGTAATTAACCAATGTGAATTGATAGGAACAGGTGTCTATAAATTAGATTTTAAAGTAGACGGACAAACATCGAATGAAGTTATGATTTCTTCAAGAGTAGTTGGAGTTAAAGAATATAATACTATAGTAAGTGTAGAAAACGGAAAAGGCTATTCAGCAACGGTGGCTTTCACAGGCCCACTTCATAAGTTCTTCAAAGGAGATACAATTACCTTCTATGTTAAAGACGAGTTCCCTATACTACTAGTTGGAGAAGACCGACTACTAGTTAAGGTTCCTCATATGGAATAGTGATTTTAATGATAATAACAAATAACAATAATAATATTTATCTCTCTTGGAGAGACAACGACGGAAACAAAGTGATTAAGAATGATACTTACAAGCCTTATTTTTATGTTAAAGAAACTGCTAGAGAACCCGCCACTTACAAGGTAACTAAAACAATTACTAGAGACTATGAATATGAGCATGGTGATTGGGTTAATCTAGACGGTGAACAGTTGAAGAAAGTCTATGTGGATATGCCTAAAGACATCTTCAAAGCAAAAGAGAACTTTTCTCAAACCTATGAAGCCGATGTTCCTTTTCACTACCGCTATGCTATAGATGAATTGGAGTCAATACCGGAATACAATATGCGTAAATGGTATTGGGATATGGAATGGCAACAGGGTGGAGAACATGATAACAAAATTACTGCTATTGTTTGCTATGATAATTTTGATAGTCAATTCTATACTTGGACTTGGCAACCCGAAGAAAACAAAGACATAGTGGAACCTAAAGTAGAAGGCTACAATTCTATCTTCTTTATTGAAAATAGTGAAGAAGAAATGATTCGACAATTCTTAATCTCTATGGAACACTGCGACCCCGATATGCTAATTGCATGGTTTGGTCTTAAGTTCGATTTGCCTAAATTACTAGAAAGATGTTGTGCATTAGATATTAACCCATTAGGGATGTCACCATTAGGTGTTGTTGATGGAGTCTATCTAAAAAATGAATCTTGGGTATTTACTAAAGGAGACGGCTACAGCCCAACAGCGCAACCAATCAAAGGTAGAATTACTCTAAATCTAGACTTGGCTTTTGAAAGACAATGGAATGATGCTCAAAGAGGAACACTACCTAGTCTATCATTAGACTATGTTTCAAAGACTTTATTCGGTGAAGGAAAACATACCGAGACTAAGTTTGAAGACCCTAATGAGTTCTACCGTAGAGCATGGATAGAAGACGCTTCGGCATATCTACAGTATGCAATTATAGATGTAGAATTACTTAGAAGGATTGATGAAGAGAACTTTACCTCCGAGGCAATTCTATCTCTACAGCGATTACTAGTAGCACCATTCGACGCTTGTTTCTTTGCATCTAATATGGGTTCAATGTATTTTATGCGTAATGCTTGGTGGAAAGCACCAACAGGTAGTAAGCCTAAACATAAAGTGTGTGAGTCATGTGGCTACAAAAACCCTAATGATAAGAAACTAAAGACATGTAAGAAGTGTAAAGAAAGTCTTTCTTATTCGGGTGCTATGATTTACAACCCATTAGACGAAGGAACAAACGGACTACATTACAATGTAGCGGCGTTTGATTTTGCTGGTCTTTATCCTAGTATGATTATTGCTAGGAATATTTCATTTGAAACAAAGAGTGATGTTGAAACAGTATTTGGTGCTGATTTAAACACACCTCAAAACTTGAGAGAAGAAGAGTATGAGAGAAAAATGCTCTACTACAAAACAGATAAACTTGGTCTATTGCCTAAGTCTCTGTTGGCTTTGAAAGACTTGAGAAACGAATACAAGGCTAATATGAAAGAGGCTAGAAACAATGGAGATAAAGAGCAAACTGCTAAGTGGAATAACAATCAAATGGCTGTCAAGCGACTCATGGCATCCTTCTACGGAATCCTCGCATACAAGGGGTTCGGTTGGGCTGATGTTGATTTAGCGGCTAGCATTACTGCTAGTGCGAGAGAGGCGATTAGACTAGCGGCATTCAAGGCTAAGGAGATGGAAGTATGAAAGAATGTGCTATTTGTAATGAAGAGTTTGAACCGTCAAGAAATAACAGAACTACTGCGAAGTATTGTGGTAAGAAATGTAAGCAAAATGCTGAAAACATAAGAAGGGCTGAAAAAAGAATACCCTTATCTCCAAAGAAATGTTCGGCTTGTAATGAACTGTTTAATCCAAGAGTTAAGTCGCAATTAACCTGTAATCAAACTTGTTACAAAATCCATGTTTCAAACAAACAAAAGAAACACTATTGGAAAGACAAAGACCCCAATAGGGAAATCAAGTGTAAGTTATGTGATAATATGTTTAAGCCTAATACATACGGAAAGTATTGCGGTATCAAATGTCGCAGAAAAGCATATTATACTCCTGCCGCTAAAATGTCTTACTTTCTACATAATGGATTATACAATACAATTAGGAAAGACGCAAAAAGTAATATATGGACTCACTTTAATTTTACAATTGATGAGTTTAGAGAACGCTTTGAGTCTTTATTTACTAAAGGCATGACTTGGGAAAATATGGGTCTTTGGCATATAGACCACATTAAACCAAAAGCCTCTTTTAACCAAGAGGAATTAGCCGACCCAACAAGTGAAGACTTCAAAAAGTGTTGGGCTTTAGAAAACTTACAGCCTTTATGGGCATTAGATAATATAAAGAAAGGCGCAAAGGAGATGAAAATATGAAATGTAAAAAACCATTAAAACACAACCCTCAATTTGAGGCAAAATATCATTGTAAAGCATGTGCTAGAGAAGCCAAAGAAGATGCCTATAATTATCTAGGAGTTGAATAAAATGGGTAGAGGAAAAACCAAAAAATTAAACTCCGAAGTTATGCGAGAAGCAATAATAAGAACATTAGAGGAATTAGATGTGAACAAAGAATATTTAAAGGTAAATCTTTATGACGGAGTTATTACATTATACCAAGAGATTTACAAAGACAAATATGGAAAATATAATTCTCAACTTAGCCATAAAAGTAGTAGTCCTAAAAGGAGAATATCGCAATTCTTTAAGGAAAAAACTTGTAATGAATATGGTTGGAAAACAGTATATAGAAAGAAATACGGTTTTATTGATGGTGCTAGAACCATCTTAAGTAATTTACATAGCCCATATTTAGTGAGGATTAAAAATGAATAAGTATTTTGAAAAGTGGATTGTTGAAGAGATTCAAAAAACTACAGGTGTTTTTACTGCGAGAGAAGTTCTAGATAAGGTAATAGAAAGAAGAGGAAACTCACCCCATGTTGGTGATGCTTATTCGGCCACATGGATTTGTAAGAAACATTCAAAGAGAGTGAGTCGTGGGCGGTTCATAAAGGAGGTGAAAGCATGTATTGTAATACCTGCAATAAAACAGTAAGGATTCTACATCCTAATACAAAAGAATGCCATAGGTGCATGAGTTGGAAAAACAGTAGAAACAGGAGAAATAAAAATGTTTGATTTAGATGAATTGATAGAAGTGCAAAAAGCAACCAATGATACTTTACAAGAATTGTTGGATAATGTGAAAAGAAGTAATAAGATTTTAATGATGGTTAATGCTGTTAATATCGCTACAATACTTACACTGTTGTTGGTGGTATTATGAAGTGGCCTTTGTATGAAGAAGCAGAGTCTTTTTTGTATTGGCTTCATGGAGAAAGCACCATTTTTGAAGCAGTAATGCCATACTACGGGTATTTAGTGTATTTTTTATTCTTAATAGCAATAGGAAAAAATATATTCTACACACCAATAAAACTCTTAGGAAAGAAAAACAAAAAAGAAAACTTTTGGGAACAATACAACACCGGAGGGATTTGAATGGAGGTTGTCTACGGACATACAGACTCTATCTACATCAAAGTAGAGTCTATAGAACAAGCCCATGAAAGCCTAAAAGAGATTAACGACTATGTAAGAGAGTCATTCCCCAACACATTAGAGTTGGATGAACACCCCGTAGTTCTAGAGTTTGAGAAGTATTTTTCTTCTCTAGGAGTTGGCATAACTAAGAATCGAAATGCAGGTTTAATCTCATGGGAGGATGGGGTCTTTTTAGAAGAACCTAAGTTCACTATGACAGGATTTACGGCTAAGAGAATATCCGAAACTCCACTAGCAAAGAGAATACAGACTACTGTATTAGAAATGTGGGTAGAAGGAAAAAGTGAAGATAACATAGTAGATTACTGCCGAGAAGAATACTTGAAAACATTGAATGGTGAAAACCCAATTACAGATGTTGTCAAAAGAAGTCGCTTGAAAGAAAGCAGGTTTTCTCTAAAGTGTTCATGTAACAAAAAGTATAACTTACTTGAGATATATGATGTAGAGTATTGTTCTAAGTGCGCTAAACTGAAAAAACACTTTACTACTTTAGACGGTAAAAGGCCGAGCATAGGTTCCGGTATTGCAGGTATGCTTTACGGACATGAAGAATTGGGTTTCAAATATGACAACTCATATATCTACATGAAAATTATTCCCGAAGGGTTCTATACAAACCCATTAACTAATGAAAGAAAGTCGGCTGAATGGGTTGCAGGAACAACCTTTACAGACTTAGAAAACTTTACTCCCGATTGGGGGCATTATGCCGAACAAGTAATTAGTAAAGCCCAACCTATCTTTGACGCTATGGGTTGGCAAACAATTAAGATAAAAAATAAACAAAAAACATTAGATGAATGGTGGTAAAAATGGATGAATATAAAAATGAAATAGACAGTATGCTTGAATATACATATCAGTGGTTGCCGGAAAACTACAGTGACCCGACAGAACCGATATTGAAAATAACAAAGTCTTCTTTAGGAACTTTTGATTGGTGTCCTAAGAAGTATGATTTTAGTTATCAACAACGATTGCCTCAAGACCAAACCGAGGCTATGCGTAAAGGAACAATAATGCACAATGCTAGAGAAGACTTCTTTAATGACTTTGATATTAAGAAGGCCGAAACAATGAGTGAAGAAGAGATACTAGATTATTGCTCTAGTCTATTCCCTATTGATGACTATTGCGAGGACTACCAAACTATTGCAGTCTTTGAATCTCAAAGGTTTATTGATGCTTTAACAGAAAACAAAACACACGAATATCTACCTGTTTGTAATGAAGGTCTTTTCGATTGCGAGATTACTATTCCTATGGGGCCATACAAGGGAGGTGCTTGGAATAACAATGAAGAGTTTAGTTTAAGTCGAGATTATGTAGTTCATTTACAAGGTATCATTGACAGAGTATTTCAAGAAGGTAATGGCTACATTCCTATGGAGTTTAAGACTGGTGCTTGGAAAGACTACAAAGCAACAGGAATGAGAAAAGAAATGGCTTTCTACAAAATACTAATTGACAATGCTAGTGATTTAGTATTGAGGAATGCAGGTCTTGAACCAAACATTCCTGTAAGTCATTGGTCTTGGTATTATCCAATATCCAACCATATTCACTGCGAGACTTCTAAGAAAAGAAATGAAACTTCTGTAATGAATAATATTGCTAGACTTATTCATTCTTATGAACAGAAGTTATTTGAAACAAAGTTCTACTACAAGACCTGCGCTCATTGTTCTTTCTTTGGGATATGTGATGCGGCACAAGAAGATACATGGGTGTGATTATATGGATAAGATGCAACAAGTTGCTAGAGACGCAATAACAATTCTATTACTTCTTGGCGAACATGACGAAAAAATTAAAGGATATGCTGAAGCCCTGCTCAATAGATTTGAGGTGATTAAATATGAATAGAAAAGTAATAGAAGCATTAGTTAAATCTAGAACATGGTCTTTTGCTGAAATAAGTAATATGAAAACAACGATAGAAACTCTATGTGATGAAATTTACAATGAGTCTAAACTTATTGATAGGTTTGAAATGATTAGAGAAGTAACAATCAACGAAAGATTTGTTGGCTATTCTTTTGAAGACTGTATTAGAGAAGCCACTAAAATAAAACTTAGTGGTGATATAGCCGAAGTAATAACTGAAATGCTAGGAGAAGCAACAATTAGTTTTGATAAAAATGGAGGAAATGAAAATGAAATATCCGAGAGAAGTGTGGGCGGGAAGTCACATAAAGAACGCACCACAGATGAAAAGAAAAATAGTAAGAACAAAAAGTGAATATGTTGAGTTTGTTAAGACTCAAAATAATAGAACCAATGTCTACACTACTGTTTATGATTTTTCACTATTTGCTGAAACTGCAAAGGTTGAGTCTTCTGTTATTCTTGACAGGATATTTTTTGACTTCGATGCACATGAAAGTAATATTGGAGAATCATTAGAAGATTTGAAATTAGTTTTGGGGTATGTAAGGGAATACCAACATACAATTTTCTTTTCGGGTAGAGGGTTTCACTTGTTTGTTTTTGGTGAGAATGCTGAAAGCATTAGAGGCATACAGGCTTTCTTTAGAGAAGTAAAAAACTACTTGGATTCTAAAACCAACAGCAAACATTCTCTTGATGAAAGAGTGGGTCAAACTACTAGATTGAGAAGAGTGCCGAATACTGTAAATCTCGCTAGCGATAGTGGAAACGGAATACCTTATTATTGCATACCGATATTTGAGGATGACATCGAAAGAGGATTAGAACACATACTAGAAACCGCCATGTCGCCTAGACTCATACCTAGACAAGTAGCAGGTAGTGATTTAGTTTCTTGGCCCGATATGCCCCCTATTGAAGTAGTGGGTGACGAAGTAAAGCCTGTTAATGTAGAGGGGAGGCTACCTATTCTACCATGTCTATACAATGCGATTATGGTTGAGAACCCTTCACACATGGCTAGGGTATATTTAGTTTCATGGTATCGGGATTTACTTACTCAAAGACAAGACCTATCTACCAAAGAAAGCAAAGAAAAAGTTTTGAATACTATTGTTGATGAGATTGAAAAGTTGGTTGAATCATCCGATGAAGTATGGCTAGATTGGGATAAAGAAACTACAAGAAAACACGCACGATTCACAGTATTCGGGAATTACAACACCCCAAACTGTAAATCAAAATTGATACCCGAAGGGTATTGTGTCGGGAAATGTTGGCGTTACCCCGACTACTTAGATAAGGAGGAATAAAAATGAAAAAATATGAAGAAAAAATATGGAATGAAATGATAACCGGCCCGTCTTATTTTGACGATGATGAAGAATCAAAGTTTGAACCTGCCGAATGTTTGATAGAACATGAGAATTGGGTTATTTGTATGGAGGGTAGAAGAGTCTATTGGAAGTTTAATGATTTTATGATGGGTGCATTTACATTCAAGCCTAAAACTTGGACTGATAAAGGAAACGAGTTTCCTCAATTTTGGCCTCAATGGTTAATTTTTAGATTCATCGGACATGTATGGGGCTACCATGAAGATAATAAGAAAGACTTGAAACCTCTAGTGGAGTGGGCGACTGATGCTAATAATAGACAGTAGAGAAAAGAAAGGCTCTAAATTAGTAGACTTAGTGGAGACTAAGGCTACCTCACTTTCAATCCCTTATGAAAAAAAGTGGATTGAAGTTGGAGACTATGTTTATGATGATGTATGTTTTGAAGCAAAGTCATCAATAGACTTTCTAGGCTCGGTTCTTTCTAAAAGAATATGGACT